AGACCGTGTAGTAACAGAGGTACCATTAAAGACATTTGTATATTGTCTCCTAACATTCATCGTTGACGCATTGTCTAAATTATGTACATTATAATGCCAAATCATTGACCCTCTCTGACCTGCAAAACAGGTAGAGATTAGGTAAAAATTAGTTGGCATAACATAATTATAATTTACATCTGTGGCAGCACCATTAATTTGTTGACCACCATGTATACCCTGAAGAGAGTATCCAGGGGCTTGTGGCCATTTAGTATGTACTAAGGAATACAAATTAGTACTTGACCCAGCTGTACTATCAAATACACGTTCTGTATTAAAAAATTCAGTTCTTCGTAATAACTCGCGCATTGAGGCTATCCTCTCACCCATAGAAACATCGTAGATGTGTTCTGGTGTTGGATGAGATTTTCCCATAGTATGAGTGATAACATCTGGAAATAATTCCAAAGTTCTGATTGAATTTCTAGATAATTCAACAGTTGTTTCTGATGCTTGGATAACCTCATGATTAGGTATACCACCAATTTCTATAGGAGTAGGATTAGAAAGTTCAAAATTTTCAGCAGCATATACAAAAGTTTGTAGGTAAATGGCAGCAGTATCAAGTGGTGCAGTCAAGTTATTAAGCACACGAACAGTAATACGACCATTATGAAAATCACTATCATAGGCGGTCAAAGAACCACCATTGATAGCATAGTCAGTTACCAAAGTATCCCTAACTTTAAGGAAATTTTGAGGTGCCATATAAGGAATTCTAATGATAAACTCTGTACTTTCAGATATATCAACAATGAGCGTTTGCACAACGTTATTATTATCTGAGGTAGCTACAATATCACCAGTAGGATCGTAGTTAACAATCAACCTGCCTTTATGATATGGTGTCTTTACAAGACGGAAGTGATAGATAATATCACCTCTCCAATTTGAAAAGACACGAGATGCATTACCCATAGGAGTATCATAAAGTACAGTCTGATTAGGAGTCGATGAATCAGTTTGGCACATAGTGGGTGTAACATTTGCAGCAAATAATAATGTAGTTGTTGCTGCAGCGGTTCCCCATAAGGGTTGGTCTAATAAAGCAGGTATGGAAGTTAGATAAGATATTGCTAATTCATCACCTTGAGGTAAACCCACAGTTTCAGGGGAAATTGTTAACTCATTATGAGGATCTAATGTTAACTTATCAACCACATTAGAGATATGCGCAGATGATAAAGCATGAAAAGGCAAATTTTTAAATGGTGAAACATCGGCTATAACAGGATGATTTGTATAACCAAACATACTAGCTATGGCCCCAACAGCGCTGGAGCCTATATTAATACTTTTGGCAAAACGGCCTATTATAGGTATTTCGGTAAAATAAGAAGATGCCTTTGCTATTGTAGACGCAACACTTGATATTGGTCCAGATTCCGAAGCTTGAACAGCCAAATCAACGGTATTACCATATAATCTAACATCCTCCATCCACGCATAAAGTGTAAATGAAGGTGTAGATGTAATACCAGCATTCGCAATAGCAGCTTGTACAACCTGATATATATTAAGTTGACCCATATTTTGTACATCAGATGCTAATTTAATAGGTAACCAATTTTTATAATAAAAGAAAGGTAACGTCATCTCACCTCCTAGAGAACTAGCTAGATCGAGCCAAATAGTTGGTCGTTGAGATTTCTCTAGAATAGTATTACCTAAAAAGGGTGTAAAAGCTTGCATGGGCTGATACGATACAGCTATACTACCATATATAAATGGAGTACTATTGACTATAACTTTGAGGTGTAATTTAGCTTGTATGTAAGAATAATTATCAAGTTTTTTAGCAATTCTAGTATTTGTCATATATAAACGCCATGGGTATATAATTGTTTCACCAAATGGTGCGCCCGGTGTAACTGTATAATGTGCAATTTTAGTAGGTCGACTAAGAAACTCTCCTAGAGAATAGTCCTCTGTATATAGTGAGGAAGCAACTTCATCATATATAGCAGCATATGATAGGTCCACTCCTCTAGAGGAGTCAAAAGTTACAACCTCACTAGTTAAAGCCTCTGAATTTTCTTTCATTTCTTGTTCTTCAGCCTGAATTATAAATCCATCTGAAATGTGTTCGTTTTTCATAATAGTACTACGAACATATACTGTACTATTATCCACACAATCATTCTGTGAGTGTGAGCCACAGCATGTAGAGCCATCCCTACATAAATTTACGCAATTTCCAACAAATAAGTACAAATGAAAAGGCTAGTAAGGCCATAATCATCGGAGATTTCCTATCTCAAGGGACTTTATTACACGTTTAATATGTGTCAAGATATTATACGGGTTATTTTAAAGACTTGTCTTGTCATAGCCTCTAACAATATTTTTGGACGTGACTAGAGACATCATAACGACCAAATTTACCAGATA